GGAACAGAAGGCGCGGATTGGGAATCCTGGTCGTCGTCCTTTGCCGAAGGCTGATGTGATTGCGTTGCCTGGTTCGGGTGTTGCGCCTGAACCGCATCGACCGTTGGGTGACGCGGGGCGTGATTTGTGGGATCGTGTGTGGCGTTCGTGTGCTGCGTGGCTGCGTCCTGAGTCGGACGCGGAACAGGTGTTGTTGGTGTGTGAGCAGACGGATGAGCGTGCCAGGTTGCGTGGCATGGTGTTGGCTGACGCTTCGTTGTGGCGTGAGCGCAAGGCGCTGCGAGAATTGGAGAAGCAGTTAATGACTGGGCTGGGTTCGTTGGGTATGAATCCTGTTGATAGGGGCAGGTTGCAGGTTGGAGAAATCAAAGAAAATGAGTTCGCAAAACTGCACGCCAGGGTCGCAGCCCGTCGCGCTGCACAGTCCTGATTGGTTGCCCAGGTTCTATACGCCCCGTGCTGATGGGGATTCGGATGGGGAACTAATCACGGGGTTCGCTGAACAGTATTGCGCTGTCACTAAGGGGAAGCAGGCTGGGCTTGATTTGTCGTTTACTGATTGGCAGCGCTGGTTGTTGGACGGCCTTTATGAACGTGTCAATGGGCGGTTGCGTTACAGGCGTGCGTTGATTGGGTTGCCGCGTAAGAACGGCAAGTCTTTGATGGGTTCTGCGATTGCGTTGTATGCGCTGTTCACGGGTGAGCCTGGTGCGGAAGTGTATTCGGCGGCGGGTGATCGTCAGCAGGCGCGGATCGTGTTTGGTGAGACGCGTGCGCAGATTATGAACAATCCGTTGTTGGCTGCGGAATGCAAGGTGTATAGAGATGCAATCGAAGTGCCGCAGTTCGGTTCTGTCTATCGTGTGTTGTCGTCTGATGGGAAGTTGGCGCAGGGTTTGAACCCTTCAAAAGTGATCTTCGATGAAGCGCACGTTCAACCAAACAGCGAACTATGGGACGCACTAACACTTGGATCGGGTGCGCGTATTGAACCACTCATCATTGCCATCACCACAGCAGGCTTCGATTTGGAATCAATGTGCGGCCAACTGTTCCAGTACGGCAAACGCTGCGCCCTGGGCGAAATCGATGACCCGTCGTTTGGTTTCTTCTGGTGGCAAGCCGATGACGATTGCGATGTGAACGACGAAGCGCAATGGTTCAAAGCAAATCCGAACCTGGCGGATGGCCTGCTGGATTTGGATGAGATGCGTTCGGCTGTGAAGCAGTCAAGCGAAATGGCGTTCAGGCGTTACAGGTTGAACCAATGGGTGCGCGCTCAGGAATCGTGGTTGCCTGCTGGCGCATGGGAAGCCTGCACCGACTCTGAAGCCGCGCTAGTGCCTGGGTATGACACCTACCTGGGGATCGATATGGCTTTGAAGCATGACAGCATTGCAGTTGTTGCATGTCAGAAGCACGGTGACAAGTACCGTCTGCAGGCCCAGATTTGGCATCCGAACGAATCAGGCGTAGACGTTGCGGAAGTTGAGTCGTACCTACGCAACCTTCATAGCACCTATCGTCTGGTCGAAGCCGCGTATGACCCAGCGTTCTTTCAGCGTTCCGCCGAAGCGCTCTTCGATGATGGGCTACCGATGCTGGAATTTCCGCAGTCAGCAAATCGGATGGTTCCCGCCTGCGGCACTTCCTACGAACTGATCGTGTCGGGGAAGGTGGCGCACACAGGGTCACCGACGTTCACAGACCAGGTTCTGTCAGCAGCACAACGAATGACAGACAACGGTTGGCGACTATCCAAAAACAAAAGCAGAAGGAAAATCGACGCATGCATAGCAATGGTCATGGCCTTAGACCGCGCATCACGCAAGCCGCAAGAAGAACTAGTACCTATGTTCTTCAACGTCTAGGCGTAATCACAGAACTGGTTGGTGTCGTCTGCGTCGCCATCGGCGCATTTCTCATCGCGCCTGCTATGGGGTTCATCGTCACAGGGATTCTATTGCTACTCTTTAGTTTGGCTATTTCCCTGAACGGTAGGACAAATGCTGGAACGATTGCTACCAACGAAGAATGACGAACGCGCGCTGACGTTCCAAAGCATCTGGGGTGCAGGCGACACCTACGCGTTGTCTACGCGCGCAGGCACAGTCATCACGCAGGACACAGCATTAAAGATCGGCGCGGTTTACGCCTGCGTGCGTCTTATCAGCGACAGCATTTCCACGCTGCCAGTCGGCCCATATCGCAGGTTCCAGGGCGAACGACTGCCAGTATTCCCGCGCCCCGTGTGGATTGATTTCCCTGATCTAGACGTAACCCGCGTCGATCATTTCCAGCAGGTGCTTATCAGCCTGCTTGTGGACGGCAACGCATTCATCCGTGTTGTACGCGACGACGACGGCATTGTTGGCCTCATCGTGTTGAACCCGTACCATGTCACGATCCATCGTGACGGGTTGGGCCGCGTCTACTACAAGACGCATGAAAGCGAAATCATCGACCCGCGCGACATGCTGCACATTCCCGACATGCGTAAGCCTGGGCAGTTGCGTGGTGAATCCCGCGTTGAACTGTTGAAAGAACAACTGGGGTTGGCCGCAGCCCTAGAAGAATTCGCATCACGTTTTTTTGGCAACGGTTCAACCACGACAGGCATTGTGGAATTTCCTGGCAACCTGACCAAAGAGCAGGCCAAGTCAATCGTTGATGGCATTGAACAATCCCACAAGGGTTTGCGACGCGCGCACCGTCCAGGCATCCTGTCGGCTGGCGCGAAGTGGGTTAAGACTGGCGTGAACCCGAACGAAGCGCAGATGCTTGAATCGCGGCATTTGGCGGTTGAAGAAATCGCGCGCATGTTCCGCTGCCCACCTTCAATGCTGGGTGTGACAACACCTGGGGCAATGTCGTATGCGTCGGTCGAAGCGAACCAGATTCACTTCGTCACGCACACGCTGCGGCCATACATTGTCAAACTGGAAGATGCCTACAGCAAGTTGTTGCCTGAAGGACAGTTCATAAAGTTCAACGTGGATGGTTTGTTGCGCGGCGACTCACAGACACGCGCCCAGGTCTATTCACAGGGCATCCAGGGCGGCTGGCTTTCCATCAACGACATTCACCGCCTGGAAGATATGGCCGCTGTCGAAGGCGGAGACGTTTACCGTGTCCCGCTAGCCAACGTCGATTTGTCTGCAGCGAACCTGGTCGAAATGGATCGGCGTGTGCTGATGGCGCAGCGTCTAATCGTCGCAGGTTTTGAACCCGCATCTGTGCTGCAGGCAATGGGCTTGCCGCCGATCACGCACACAGGTGTGCCGTCTGTGCAGTTGCAGGGCATTGCACAGATTGATCCTGCTGATCCTGAAGCCGTGTATCAGGTCGGCCAATGATTACCAGCGGGCAAACCACCATCGGCCTTACGCCAACCGCTATCGATGGTCAAGAAACAAACCCATATCGAATGATCATCAAGAACAACGACAACACCCAAACGCTGTTCCTGGGCAACAAAGATGTGACGATAAACAACGGGTTCAAAGTCGAAAAACTAGAAACAATCCAACTGACCATCAACCCCCTAGAACTGCTGTACGCAGTATCTAGTGGATCGGGCCATGTGATTTCCTGGCTGAAACAGACGGAGAACTAATGCCCTACTACATAACCAATAGACCGATTGGCTGCGATGGTTGGGCAACCATCAAAGATGACGGTGAAATAATCGGCTGTCACGCCAACAAAGACGCGGCCATTGCACAAATGGTTGCCGTGTCCCTGGCAGAAGATTTGGAACCAGGCGGGGAACGCGTCGCGGAAACACGCCAGGTTGATTTGTCGCCACCCGAATACATGCGTGACGCGGCACGACGCGGGTTGGAACTGTACGCAGATGGCGAAGCAGGCGAAGGATTGCAGGATGCGACTGTGCGCGAAGCCCGCGCAATGGCTACCTGGATGCTGTCGATGAAGAAACACCTGTGACACCTGGGCTAGTTGCCCATCTATTATGGGGTTCAGGCCCAACAAAGTCAGATGCGCTGCGTGCGCAGCGGTATGCGGAAGCGGTAGTTGAAGCAATGGACAAAGAGAACGAACAGAACGAATCACGGTCGCTTGACGAAACCGACTACGCCTGGTCGCCACGCCAACGCAAACTGTACGAAGATTTGGAAGAGGTCGCGGAACTGTTCGGCAAGTTCGGCCAGGGCATCGACTCTGAAGGCGCGCACTATGTCGAAGCGTCACCGTTCGCAGATGAAGGGATGATTTGCGCTAACTGTGCGTTCTATGAAGGCCCGCTGGCCTGCGAGATTGTGGAAGGCCGTATTGATCCGTCTGCTATCTGCAAGTTTTGGATCATCCCGAACGACCTGGTTGGTGGCACACCAGTAGCACCGCCGACCGTACGCGTTAAGGAAAATGCTGTGGAAGAAATCCGTGCCGCGCTGCCCGAAGTGGAAACGCGTCAATGGGTGCAGGAATTTGAACTGCGCCAGTTGCCCAACGGCAAAACCCGTTTCAGCGGCTACGCAGCCGTTTTCAACAGCGACAGCGAACCGTTGCCGTTCGTGGAAACTATTTCCCCTGGTGCGTTCGATAAGACGCTGCGCAGCCGCAACAACGTCAAGATGTATCTGAACCATGATTCAACGCTGGTGTTGGCTTCGACCCGCGCCAAGACTTTGAAACTGTCCACAGACCAAAAGGGCTTGTATAGCGAAACAGAACTGCCTGACACTTCGTATGCGCGTGACCTGGCTGTGATGATGGAACGCGGCGCCGTTGATTCCATGTCGTTCGGCTTCAGCGTCCCGCGTAACGGTGATCGATGGTCGGAAGATGGTGCGCGACGCGAACTGCGTGAAGTGCGTCTGCATGAAGTCAGCGTTGTCACAGGGTTCCCCGCTTATCGTGCAACGTCAGCGAATCTGCGTTCGATTGACCTGCTTGCAGAAAAGACTGGCGCTGACGCAGACAGGCTGGCGCACGCTTTGACAATGTTGGAAAACGGTAAGGAACTTTCTGCAGATGACGCAGCGCTGTTGTCGGAAGCCGTCACCAAACTTCGCGCCGAACCAGCCGAACCGCCCGCATCGGTGAACCTTGCGTTGAAGCATCTTGAATTGCTGAAGCACAACTTCTAAAGTTTTCCACAGGTCGCGTGAGCCGCGCCTAGCCACCGTTCGCGGAACCGCGTCGGTATTCCACCCCATCAATTCCACAAAGGAAGGTAACGCATGTCGTACATTGACCGACAGATTGAACTGCGTAACCGTGCGTGGGAAGAGGCTAAGGCTCTTCTTGACACGGCTGCAGCAGAAGGCCGTGACCTCACGGCAGAAGAGAATGAAAAGTATGCCCGTATCCACGATGACCTGAACACCCGTTCGGAAGCCATCAAGCGATTCCAGGCGGATGAGCAGCACGAAGCCCGCTTCGTTGAAGCCACCCGTGACATTAAGCGCAGCGAGATTTCGCGCCCCGCACAGAATGACACCGATGTTGTGCGTTCGCTTGCAAAGGGCGAAATTCGTTCGTTTGAGTTTGAGAAGCGCGACGTTACGACGACTTCGACTGGCGCACCCGTCCCGACTTCGTTCTACGACCAGATCGTTGAACACATGGTGGTCGTTGGCCCGATGCTTGAAACCAGCACGATGATCCGTACCGCAGGCGGCGAGGCACTTCAGGTTCCGCGCACCAACGCATACAGCACCGCATCGCTCACCGCGCAGGGTTCTGCGTTCTCTGAGTCTGACCCCACCTTCCAGTCGTTCATCACCCTGAACGCCTACAAGTACGGGTTCCTGGTTCAGGTGTCGCGTGAAATGCTTGAGGATTCGGGCGTTGATTTGCTGGGCTTCCTGGCGCGTCAGGCTGGTATCGGCATCGGTGTCGCTGTGAACGCAGCGCTTACGACTGGTGGCGGTTCGACCGACCCGAACGGCATCGTTACGGCTGCATCGTCTGGTGTGACTGGTTCGACGGCTGTTAGCGGCGCATTCACCGCTGACAATCTCATCGACCTTTCGTACAGCGTGAACAGCATGTACCGCCGTCAGCCTGGAACTGGCTGGCAGATGAGCAACACCGCGCTTGCTGCTGCCCGCAAGTTGAAGGACACGGTTGGCCAGTACCTGTTCCAGCCGTCGCTGCAGGCTGGTCAGCCTGACCTTCTGCTTGGCTTCCCCGTCTACGAAAACCCCGACGTTGCTGCACCTGGCACGGCCGTGAAGTCTGTCCTGTTCGGACACCTTCCGTCGTACTACGTTCGCATGGCGGGCGGCATCCGTTTCGACCGTAGCGATGACTACGCGTTTGCAAACGACCTGGTGACGTTCCGCGCGTCGGTTCGTCTTGACGGTGACCTGCCGCAGACTGGTGCAATCAAGTACTTCATCGGTGGTGCTTCGTAACCATCGGTGACCCGATGTGGGTGGCTAAGATCGCGCAGGGCTTAGCCACCCACTACCTGCGATTCCTGCGAACCTGCGAGGTGAAAGAAGATGGGGAATGGTCGTCATAGTAAAAGGGGTTCCGATACAACTATCGGAAGCAGAAGCACACTTCTTGATTCGGTGCGGGTACGCACATCCGATGGAAACAGCGGTGACGACAACGGAAGGGCGGTACTCTGGTATTCCAACGCCCCCTTTGCCGCAACAGGATACGGGCAGCAAACCGCGCAAATCGTCCCGCGCCTCACAGCCAAAGGCCACAAAGTCGCAGTCGCAGCCAACTACGGAATCGAAGGCGCGCCAACGAAATGGCACGGCACGGAAATCTACCCCAAAGGGTTAAGCCCATATTCGGATGATGTTCTAACTGCGCACTACCTTGATTGGGCGCACCGCAACCCGAACAACCGCCCGCTGCTGGCAACGCTTTACGATGTGTGGGTTTTTAAATCCCCGTCGCTGGACTCTGTGCCGTCAATCATGTCGTGGGTTCCTATCGATCACACACCAACCCCACCTGATGTGTTGGCGTGGTGTGGCCGCAAGAATGTCACAACCGTGGCTATGTCACGGTTCGGGCAGACGATGCTGCATAAGGCTGGCATTGATGCGTTGTATGCACCGCACGGAATTGAGAAGGTGTTTAAACCGACGACGCACATTGAAGGCGTGTCGGGTCGTTCGATTATCGGTGTTCCTGAAGATGCGTTTGTTGTGATGATGAACGCGGCCAATAAGGGCAACAACCCGCCCCGCAAAGCGTTCGGGGAGAACCTGTTGGGTTTCGCCATGTTTGCCAAACAGCATCCTGACGCGTACCTGTATATGCATACTGAACAGTTCGGGGCGCACGGCATCAACATTCCTGCCCTGGCTAAAGCGTGCGGTATCCCTGATGACAGGATTATCTTTAGTGACCAGTACGCTGTGCGGAATGGAATGCCGCAAGAAGTTTTGCCTGTCTTGTATTCGGCTGCGGATGTGCTTTTGGCGTGTTCGTTTGGGGAAGGTTTCGGCATCCCTGTTGTGGAAGCGCAGGCGTGTGGCACGCGCTGCATCACTACTGGCGACACGGCTCAGAAAGAATTGAACGGCCACGGCTGGCAGGTTGAAACGCAACCGTTTTGGGATCACACCCAGAAAGCCTGGTTCCACATCCCGCTAGTGCGCGAGATTACAGCCGCCCTAGAGATGGCCTACAACGACCGTAAAACGGTCTGTGCTGACTCTGTAGCGTTTGCTAGCCAGTATGAAGCGGATGCTGTTTTTACAAAGTATTGGGAACCGATAATGGCAGTCCTGCCGTGACATACGCCCCCGTGGTTACACAGACGCGGATTGCATGGCTGACCCATCACCTAGCCGTCGAAGAAACAGGCGGCGGCAAATGGCTACCAGGTCGTTTCCGTGGCGGCGCAGAAATGTCCGACTGGGAATACCAGCAGGCTGCGCCAGCCAACATCACGATTGACATTTACGGGCCTGACGAATGGGAAGCCTGTCTGTTCTATGACAGATGTGTAATAACTGGGACTGACCAGTTGCCGCCTGGGGCGATGATTGAACTAGCGCGACGCAACCCGATGGTGTTCCTGCACCATGAGCAAACCCAGGACGGGCCACGGCAAGTGCTGTTGAACGCGGCTGATCCGCTGGTTGTCCACACACCAGCACACCTGGCTTTAGAACTGGCCTGGACGAACCCGCAGCAATGCGGCATGGTGCTGTCTCACTTTGATACCAGCGAATGCAGGGAAGTTAAGAAGCAGCCTTTCGCGTTGTGGGCTGCACGCAATCATCCGCTGAAAGGGTTGAACCAGGCGCGCGTGTGGGCGCATAGCGCTGGGTTCCCGCTAGTGGCGATGCATGACAAGCCCAGGGAAGAAGTGTTGGAATTCATGTCGCGGGCTGAAGCGTTTGTGCATTTGCCGTTGGCGTTTGAATCTGAAAGCCGCGCTGTGATGGAAGCGGTGCTATCGGGTTGCCGTGTGCAGACGAATCAGAATGTTGGGATTACTAGCGTCGATGGTTGGCAGGACAAGAAGTTGTTGCGTGAAATGATTGATGCGGCAGGTGAACAGTTTTGGGATTTTGTTTTATGCCAGTCGCCATCCTGATCCCAACCTATAAGCGGCCACATCGTGTGGCGGCTGTAACGGAAAACGTGTTGGAATCAACAGAACACGCCAACGTCTATTTCATTTGCGAAGCAGACGACAAAGACACGATTGACACGGTGACCTTTACCGTGGGTGCGAACCTGATCGTTAATGAACGATCACGGAGTTACGCAGGCGCAATCAACACAGCGGTAAAACAAATCGATGAACCGTACCTGTTTGCGGGCGCAGACGATTTGAACTTTCATCGCGGCTGGTACGAAGCGGCATTCGCCAAGATGCAGTTCCCTGTCAAGGTCGTGGTGACAAATGACCTGTATAACCCTGATGTGTTATCAGGCGCGCACGCTACGCACTACCTGGTCGAAACCGAATATGCCCAGCGCGGCTGCGTAGATCACACAGGCGTGATGCTGTCAGAGGCATACCACCACAACTACACAGACACAGAATTCATTGCGACAGCCCAGGCCCGCAACGTCTACGCACCGTGCCGTGAAGCAGTAGTTGAACACAACCATTGGGTGTGGGGCCGCGCCCAAATGGATGAGACATACGCCAAAGGCCGCGATACGGAACGCCTGGACTATGCAAAGTTTTGCGAAAGGAAACACCTGTGGAAGTAGCGGTGACAGGGGCTGGCGGGTTTATCGGTTCGCACATGTGCAAGCATCTGCTGGATCAGGGCCACACAGTCAGGGCGTTCGCATCGAACATCCCTAGAGACAAGTTTAGGCGCGAAGTCTGGGACTCATGCCAACACACAAAGGTTGCTGACCTACGTTCCTACGATCCTGTGCTGTTTGGCGTGGAACGCCTTTACCATTTCGCGGCTGACATGGGGGGCGTGGGCTACTTCACAGCCAACGATTACCACCCGTATATCAACAACAGTCGCATGACTTTTAGGGTGTTGCACAGCGCGGGCTTCTTCAAAGTACCGAAAGTGTTTATGGCTGGATCAGCCTGCATGTACCCCACCCACCTGCAGATGACCCCAGGTGTAGCCCCGCTGCTGCATGAAGATTTGTTGGAAACTGGGATGCCTGACCAAATGTATGGGCGTGAAAAGTTGATGATGGCGCGGTTGGCTGAACGGCATCCGCAGGATGTGCGCGTAGGGATTCTGCACACGGTCTATGGCGAGGGTCAGGAATATGTGGGGCCACGGGTCAAGTTCCCGATGGCGGCTGCGCAAAAGGCGCGGCGCGCGCGTACTACAGGACAGGTAACAATGTGGGGTGACGGTTCCCAGTTGCGTTCATACCTGCATATCGATGACGCAATACGGTTTATTGAAGCCATCATGGACGACGACCGTAACCACGGGCCTATCAACGTGGGCAAGTATGGGGCTGCGTCATGCCTGCATATCCAGCGGTTGTGCAACCTTTTGGCTGGTGTCCCTGACGCAGAAATTGTGTTCGACCCGCAACAGCCATCTGGTGTCATGGGCCGCGACTGCGACCCAACCAGGTTCCGTGAACTATATGGTTTGTGCGAGACTGTGAGTTACGAAGAAGGCTTCGCGCGGTTGATTGATTGGTTGGATTCGCATGGCATTGACTAACGCTTACACGACGCTGAACGCGGTGAAATCCGCATTGCGTATCTCTGACAATGTGGACGACACGCTTATTGAATACGCCATCAACACAGCGTCACGGATGGTCGATGGATTCTGCCAGCGAGAGTTTTACAACGCAGGAACGGCAACCCGCGTCTATGCAGCGACCGACGAACTGTGGGTAGACATTGACGACATGGCAGGCACAGCCATTACGGTGCAGACTGACCCGAACGCTGACGGTTCCTGGTCAATCACCTGGGCTGCAACTGACTACCAGTTAGAACCGCTGAACGGAAAACTGGCTGGACAGACCTGGCCGTACACGCGGCTTCGCGCAGCACAGAACTATCTGTTCCCTGTCGAAAACAATCTTGCCCTAGTGCGCGTCGTGAACGGTGTCTGGGGCTGGCCTGCCGTCCCTCAGGCAATCGAATACGCGACGATCATGCAAAGCCAGCGACTGTTCAAGCGTCTGGATTCACCAACTGGCGTTATCGGTTTCGGTGACATGGGCGCTGTGCGCGTCTCCCGACAACTTGACCCAGACATTGCCGACATGGTTTACCCCTATCGGCGTGAAGGGTTCGGCGTGTCGTGACCGCCACCATCACAGAACGATGATCGAAATGACGTTCACTATCAGCGTCATTGTCTGCAAGGCAGATTCACGCGCAGCACAATCCCAGGTAGACCCATACGTTTCTGCAACAGGAACCTTCAGCGTGAAGCAAGCCATAGAAGCCGACAGGACTCTTGGCGGCAAAGTCGATGACCTCATTGTGCAATCCGCTGGCGGATACCAGGTCATCACCGCCGAAGATGGCGACTACCTAGCCGTAGATTTCACAGTCACCGTGTATGGTTAGCCCATGAAATATCGCATCATTGGCTTTCTGCCTGTGTTCAATAACGACCCTGGAACCATCGTTGAACCCGAAGAACATTGGGACGTAAACTGGCTGGTGTCTACGGGTCACCTTGAACCTTGCGACGAAGAACCTGCGCCGAAGAAATCCAAGTCTGAACCCGAAGTGGAGAAGTAAAACATGGCCAAGCAGGTTGCAACCAGCGTCGTCGTAAAAATCGGTGGTGTGGATCTTTCGCAGTACGTCGCGTCTGTGAACCTGACCACCAACACGGCAGAAATCAATACAACGAACTTTGCTTCTGGCGGCGCGCAGGAACGCGTTGCTGGTTTGAAGGATTCGTCGCTGCAGATTTCGTTCATGCAGGACTTTGCTGCAGCCGCAGTTGAAGCAACGGTCTACCCGCTGATCGGTTCCACCGCAGCGTTCGTTGTGAACCCTTCGTCTACTGCAGCCAGCAGCACGGCCCCCAACTACAGCGGTACGGTCGTCGTCACTTCCTGGTCGCCTGTCGCAGGCGCTGTGGGCGAACTGCTCACCGCCGATGTGACCTGGCCGATTACTGGCGCAGTCGCCAAAGCCACCGCCTAACAACACCTAACCCTGCGGAGAAAACAACATGCGCGAAAAGTTTGAAGTCACCTACATCAGCGGCGACGTTGTGCAGGTGACTGCTTACTATCCAGACTTCTGCGACTTTGAAGAGGTCTACGACAGAAACCCCATCGTCGTTTCATTCGACCAATACCGAATGACCAACCAGGGTTTCATTGCGTTCGCTGCGTTGGTGCGCGAAGGCCGCACAGCCTTCGACAAACCAACCAAAGAACACTTTGAAGCATGGCGCAAAACAGTTGAGAATGTGAAAGTTCTGGATGAAGAAGAGGTGGCGCACGCCCCTTTGGAGAACACTCAGCACATTGGTTCATAGCGCGTCTCGCGTGTGAAACGGGCATTGCCCCTTCTGTGCTGAAACAAGAATCATCTAGGATGCTTTACACAATGAACGCCTATCTGCGCTGGCGGCGAATTAAAGAAAGCAGATAGCGCATGGCAACATCAACACACAAGATGAGTTATCACGACTTGGGTGTGTTGATTCGGGATGTGGGAACAGCCGCGCAGAAGGCCCAGAAAACTGCCGTGTTCGACGCTGCCTTTCACATGAAGCGAGTCATTGAACTGGAAATCAGGGGCGACTTGGGCGGCAAGGATTACTTCAGCCGCATGGCCATGAGAAAAACAAAGTCAGGTCATTACAGGCCGTCCAGCGCAGAAAAAAACAAAGTCGGTGTCAGGTTTGACGTTAAAGGGGTGAACAATCCGACAGCGTTGCTGACTGCCTACGGCCCGATGGGTTTGTTGGAATACGGTGCGCCTGCCCACAAGATCATTGCGAAAAGCCGCAACCTGGCCACGATGCGTCGCGGTAAGCAGAAGCAGCGGCTGGTGCAGCAGCGTGAACTGGCGATTGAAGCGGGGACACCTGGCGCGTTCTCAGGATCACGGCCGCTGCGCACCCCTGAAGGGCCGCGTTACCGCGTCATGAATCACCCTGGTATGAAACCTAAAAAGACGTTCACGAAGGCTGTGGACAAAGCCACGCCCCGTGCTACGGAGATTGCTACGACGTTGATTCAGTCGAAGATCATTCAGCGGTTGCGCACCCAGTACGGGTCGTTCACCTACGTCATGGGAGAGCAGGGCGTGTTCCGTCCTGTAGTGGGCTGATGGCAACGATTACGCAACGTCTCGCGTTCCTGATTTCAGCGAACGCTGACCAGGCAATTAAGGCATTCGATAAGACTGCTATTGCTGCTGAAAAGCAGATGGGTAAGGCGGGCAAGTCGATAGACAAACTGGGCGCGTCAATGACGAAGTTTGGTGCGGCTGGGTTGGCTGCAGCAGGCACGTTGGGTGCTGGCCTTTTCAAGTTGGCGCAGGGTGCGATTGCGGATCAGCAGGCGCAAGCATTGTTGGCTGAACAGTTGCGCGCATCAACTGACGCAACTAATGCACAGATTAACGCTGTTGAAGAAATGATTGACGCAACAGCGCGTGCCTCTGGTATTGCAGATGACCAGTTGCGCCCAGCATTTAGCAGTCTTGTGCGCACCTTTGGTGACGTTGATAAGGCTTCAAAGGTATTGAATACTGCGCTGGATTTGTCTCGCGCTACAGGCCGTGAACTAGAAACGGTCGTCTTGGCATTAGCGCGTGCATCGTCAGGCAGCACGGGCGCTTTGTCGCGTCTAGGTATTACCTTCGATGAGAATGTAAAGAAGTCGAAAGACTTTGATCTGATCTTGGCCACCATCAATAACAAGGTTGGCGGTGCATCTGCTGCATATGCGGAAACGTATGCAGGGAAATTGGATCGTGTAAAAGTTGCTGTTGGTGAAGCAGGTGAAGCGATTGGTGCAGGCTTCGTTCCTGTCATTGAAGATATATCTAACCTGATCGTTAAGGGTGTCGGCATCTTTGATGACTTCAATGAAACAACTGACGGTCTGACGGGGAAAGTGTTGGCGTTCGGCACGGTCGGCCTGGGTGCTGTCTCTGCGTTGTCGCTGGTCGGCGGGCAGGCAATCAAGGTGCGCAACATTCTGTTTGCTCTTGATGAGACAACAGGCAAGTCCACCATGTCGATGACGAAACTTGGCAAGGCGATGGTTGGCGCAAGTCTGATTATTGGCGGCGCAGCAGTCGTGTATCAGGCGTATTCAAACACCAAAGCGGAAGCCGAAGAACGCACAACAAAACTTGCCGACGCATTGAAGTTGGAAGGCGACGCACAGCGGGCCGCGCTCATTGAACTTGTCAAGAACGATGAGCGTATGAAAACCCACGCAGACACTTTGAACCTGCTGGGCTTGACGTTCACAGATTTTGAAAAAGCCGTCAATGGTGGCGCTACAGAATTCGATAACATTCGCGTAGCGCTAGAGCGCTATCAGAAAGAGTTGGGTTACGCGGGCGCTACCGAACGGTTTGCTGCGGCTATCGGCTACCAGGGCAAATTGACTGTCGGCCAAATCAACCTGATCCAACGTCTCACGGATGAAGTGGATCGGCAGATTAAAGCGCAGGATGACGCGGCCAACGCTTATGACTCTGCGAACCGTGCGCTAGGCGATTTGGGTTACGCGTACACGGATGCGATGATGCGCGGCGAGGATTACCAAAATAAGATTCGTGACTTCCTGGATGAGCAGGCGGGCGAGAAATACAACGCGATTGTTCAGGCGCGGAAGGATGCGTTGGAAGCGCAGGCTGAAGCAGACAAGAAGGCGGCTGC